CGTTGCCTGTGCCAGGGGGCTTATAGACTATAACGGTAGGGAACTATATGCCATGACCCTTCTCAAGGAGCCGTGGGTTAATAGAGAGATTGTGCAGGCCAGAGACGAAGACGGGAAGCCGGACAAGACCGTATTCGCGGTACATGCTACATCATATGACAATGTCGGTTACGGAATATCAAAAGACGGTCTGGACGAATTTGCAAAGTCTCTGACGGAGGACGAAAAAAACGCAAGATTACTTGGTATTCCCTCTTACCTGTCCGGCCTTGTCTTGCCTCAATTCAAGCGGGATGTGCACTTGGTCGAAAGATTTGAAGTGCCCCTGGATTGGATTGTGGACATTACAATAGATGTTCATCCAAAGGAAAGACAGGCCGTACTTTTTATAGCTACAAATCCTTTCGGGATAAAATATGCTGTGTATGAACTATGGATGCATGGCAGCGGGAAGGATATAGCGGACGAAATAGTGAGGGTTATCAGGCAAAATGTATTCAGGGTGGGGAGAATCGGGATAGACCCATTGGCAAAGGGCGACAGCAACAATCCCGGCACTGTATATGACCAGGTGGAGAATGTTTTATATGCACACGGGTATGTGCTCGAAACAGCGTCTAAGGCTAAAGATTCCGGGATTATCAAAACAAAAGAAGCCCTTATGGGACCGAACAAGATTCCGAGCTTATTCTTCTTCAATGATCTTGTAAGAACGTCGTTTGAGATAGAAGGCTGGATGTATGACAAAGAACAAATACCGATGAAGAAGGATGACCATATGATGGAAAACCTCTACCGGGCAATCCTCTTTGATACAAAATGGTATGACATGGAAGAGGAAGAGAGCATGAGGCGAGAACAACCGAGAGAAAGAAGGGGAGCCAATGCCATTACAGGATATTAATAAAAGCACATGGAAAGAAGACTTTGGCATGGCGGAAATAAAGCTTAATAAAGAATATGAAAATAGCCCGGTTGATCTCGGATTTGGGGCGACCGGGGCGATGCCTTCCTTGAAAAACGAAGAACCAGCGCCGCCAACAAAAGATATTGTCAAGCGAGACGGGTTCGTTTTTGGCTTCCGCTTTGTGGTTTCTCCCGACAGAGAGAAATTTCTGCCAGAGGTATTGCGCGACATCCCCGCACAGATAGAGCTAAGGGAAAAGACATGGCTAATCTGTGGGATTATAGGGGCAAATCTGCACTTAAAACACAAGGATAGCGTCAGAATAAAACATGAAATAGAAAACAAGCTGAAAAGATTGCGGAATTCTGCATATTTAAAAGATAAGAAATTGTATTTCTGCTATCGTGCACCCTGGGAACTATACAAAGACTGGGACTTTGCAACCGAAGATACAACATATAAAATTTACGGCAGACTAATCTTTGTTCTGGAGAAGGTCAATGCCACTACAGGATATTAAGAAGAAAAAGACATCTATTTCGCTGCAAGATGGGCTAACAATAGCATCTGAGATTGATTGGAAAAATTCATACGAAGGACACACAGAACTAGTGGTAGAAATTGCGGCTGGCAGAGGACTTTACAGGTTCAGAGCGTCTTGTGTCTTGTCATATGACAAGGAAAACGATGCCTTAATAATCGAGTGCGAGGAATGATATGCCAAAAATAGAAATAGACGCAACGAACAGAGCGGTTAAGCTCTCAAAGAAAAAGCTCGAAGAGATCGGCGGGAAGGTCGTTACTGATTATAGAGCCGACAGGAATTCCAGAAGCGATTGGGAAGACCGGAGGAAAAACTGGTTAAAGTTATTTGCCGGACAGAGAGACAAGAGAGAAGAGTGGCAGGCAAATGTTCATGTTCCCTGGTTATCTGTTGCGGCCATTCAGTTCGCAGCAAGGGCGCTGCCAGCACTTCTTCCGGCCAAGGGGCTTGTGAAGGGATATGCCCTAGACAATGCAGCATACTATGCCAGCAAAAGAATCAGTAAATATATGAACTGGCAAGTTAGTTATAATATGCCGGAATTTCTTGACGATACAGACAAGATGCTGTGCCAACTTCCTATAGTAGGGACGTCGTTTAAAAAGACGTACTATGACACAGTTAAAGGTAGGGCTGTAAGCCACCTCGTTCCTGTTGAAAACCTCGTCCTTCCATATAGGTGCGGAAGCCTTGACAGAGCGCCAAGAATCACACATGTTTTTCGTCTGTATGTTAACGATATAAAGAAACGAGGGAAAGCGGGCATATATCACAATGTGGATGATTTGGGAGAAGGAGCTGCTTATAATGCCGACGATCCCGGAAGCAACATAGAAGATCAGGTTGACAGGATAGAAGGGACAACGGAATCTACAGAAGTAGAGCAGCCAAGACTTGTCTTTGAACAGCATACAGAGTGGGATTTAGACGGAGACGGGATAAAAGAGCCGTATATTATTACCGTTGATAGCGAGACAAGCAGGGTTCTTAGAATCGTGTCTGGGAGCACGAAGGAAGGGCAGAAAATTGATTACTTTACAGACTATCAATTTATTCCTAATCCAGAAAGCTTTTATGGCATAGGATTCGGAAACCTTATAGAACACCTGAATGAATGCGGAAATACCCTTATAAATCAACTCATAGATGCAGGACATCTTCAGAATATAAAAGGTGGCTGGGTTAACGCAAGAAGCGGCATAAAAAAAGGTGACTTCTCTTTTAGAATGGGTGAGTTCAAAAGCATCAACATAATGGGAGATGACATCAGAAAAGCAATATACCCTATGGAGTTTTCGCCTCCGTCACAAACGCTCTTTGTGCTTCTTGAAAAACTTCAGGATTATTCTAAAGAGGTTTCAACTGTTTCGGATACCATGCTTGGCCAACTTCCCCCAAGCGATACCACGGCAACGTCAATGATGGCGACACTGGAGCAGGGCATGGCAACCTTCTCGTCTATATATTCCAGGGTTAGAAGAAGACAAGGAAAGGAGTTCAGAAACATCTTCTTCTGGAATGGAGTATATCTTGACAGAGATAGGTATGTAGGGGTTCAGGATAGCACTTCCGATGAATTTGAGGACTTGATGCAGGCCATGCAGGAAGGCGGATATGACCCGATAGATGACTTTACAAATTCAGTAGATGTTATTCCGGTGGCTGACCCAACCATCACTTCAAGGGCCGAGATACTTGCGAAAGCAAAAGAGCGCATGGCTCTCCTGGAAGATCCAATGGTTGGAAATAACCCAGAGAGCAGGCATGAGATAATTGACCAATACCTTGATGCCCTTGAGACAAGAAACAAGGACGTTATTCTGCAAATGCCTCCGCCGCCACAGCCACCTCCCGACCTTACGCCAACAGAAGAAAACGCAGGCTTCTTAAAAGAAGTAGGGGCGTATGTTCTCCCACAGCAAGACCACGAGGCGCACCTCGAAGAGCACCAGACATTTCTTGAGAGCGAATGGGGAGAGCAGCTTACTCCGCAGGGGAAAAACCTGATAGAGGCTCATATGAGGGAAACGCTATCGGCGCAGTACACGAAAGAACAGGAAGCTACACAGGAAGCCATGGCGGAAGCAGCAAACGCTACACAAACAATAAGGGAGAGCGCATGATACCAGACAGTGTCAAAATAGGACACCTTACAGTTCCGATAGAGAAGAGGAAAAACCCGAAATCCCCGGAAGGAGACGAAATCCTTGGCAGATTTTGCGGACATCCGGCCAAAATCATTATAGATAAAGACTTGAAAGAAGACGAACTACGAGCAACGTTCCTGCACGAAATTATTGAGGCAATAAACAGCATCTTTTGTCTAAATATCTCACATAATGTGATTGAGACTTTGTGTGTTGTTTTGGCACAGGCATTAGAGGGGTTTGAATATCAAAAAGCAGTAATAAGGATGGGTCTTGGCTTTTCGATGACCGGAGAAATGGAGAAGGACAAAGGAGGAAATGCAGAATATGAATCCGTCTGAAGAAGATTTTAATGACTGGCGCGCAAGCCCGGTTACAAAACATGTTCTTGCGTCTCTTAATGAGAGAGTGGACAACCACAGAAAACACTTGCCCACTATCTGGCGAGACGAGGGGCTTTCCAAGGTTCTCTGTGGGAGTATTGCGGAACTGGAAGAGATAATTAATGAATTCTTTCGCATAAAAAAGGAGGAAGAAATAATTGGGTAATGATATATCACCATTAGAATATACGACAGAATCTTTGGAATATTTGCAATCCGTCCTTGATATAGAAGCCATTGGGACAAGGCTCTTTGTCCGCCTTAAATTCATGGAGCAGAAAGGGAAAATTATAATCCCTAAAACTGCCGAAGATTTCAGGCGACAGACATCGGAAGGGATGGCCGTTTCTGTAGGAGGTGACTGTGAATGGGTAAAGCCCGGAATGAGTGTCGTGCTTGGAATGCATGCATGGCAGATAATGACTAGGCCAATAAAGGGAACGAGAGACACGATAGAATTTGTCGTCGTTAACGAGTGTGACATCATCGGTAGAGACAAAGGAATCGGAGAATCACTGAAAAAGGGCTTAGAGAAAGAGGCCGAAGCTAGGTGCGGGGAGAATGGGAACAAAGAGAACTTTGATACTTTGGATGTAAAATATAAAACAAAAATGCGAGTTAACGCCGGACACTAGGAGGTTTTATGCCAGAAGAAACAGCGCCGTCAGCCATTAATGATGGCGGAGAAAAAGCAACGGGTGTAGTAGATAAACCACAAGAAAACAAGGAGCCTGCCAAAGGCCAACATTCGCCACCAGAAGGTTCGGACAGGTTTAAAGAAATATATGGAAAACAAAAGCGCCTAGAGCGGCAATTTAACGACCAGACACAGCTTGTCACGGCCATAAGAGAAGAGAACGCAAGGCTTAAAGAAGAGTTCGGCGTCGTTAAACGAGAGACTATAGACAGGACGGCAACCACCGTTATAGAGTCTCTTGAGGCGAAGAAAGTTCAAGCCATGCAGGATGAGGACTATGGAGCTGTAACACAAATAGACCGGCAAATGCGAGCAGAAGAAAGCAAGAAACTTAAAGCGGAGTGGGAGGCAGAACAAGCCGCCAAGACGCCGCCGCCCGCCGAACAACCCCCCGACCCAGCGGTACAAAGATTTTTTATAGAAAACAAGTGGGCTGACCCAAACCCCGAAAATCAGGAATTTAACGCAAAGATGTTCCGCTATGCCAGGACGCTTGACGCAGACCTGGAGGCGCAATACCCCAGAATGTTAATGACCGAAAGACTCCAGAAAGTCAAAGAAGAAACCGAAGCTGTTTTCAGCAAGAAAGCAGCACCAATACCAACAGTAGAAGGCGGCGGAGAATATTATGAAGCTCCCGCAGCAGGAGAGAAGGTCAGTTTGACACAGGAACAGAAGGCCGTCGCCATAAGATCCATGCCAGATTTGTCTCCGGCTGAGGCAATAAAGGAATATATTAAATACATGAAATAAGGAAGGAACGTGATGCCAGAGAAGACAGTAAAAGAGATATATGACGAAAAGACAAGGGTGCAAACACCCTGGAAGCCGGTCAAAACCCTTGACATTCCAATGACACTCAGAAAGCCGGGGTTTAGATATAGATGGCTTAACCCAGATCCCTCTAATTTGCAGAGAATGCTTGCTGAGGGCTTTCAGATCGATACCGAGATGAGCAAAAAACTTCCTATACCAGATGGATCATTACAGTTATATGCCGGGAAAACGCTAGATGGCTCAACGGTCAGGGCGGGCATGGTTCTAGGAATAATCCCAGAAGCCATTGCAAAACAAATGGAAGATCATTATAATAGAGAAGCAGATGCAAAAATGCCCTCAATAAAGGGAGAGATTCAGGGAACAACAGCGGGTGGACATAACATGGGGAACCGTTTATACGATCCCCTGAGAGGAAGAGATCCAAACAATATAATGACATAACATCATCTTCGGAAGCGTGCAGACAGGTTGTTGATGCCTCACCGCTACAGCCTGTCTCCTGCTTCCGAGAATGCGCCTTCAACACTTCGGCTTTCTTAAAGCTGCGCCTTCTACTTTCACAGCCAACCATAGACTGTGCGCCTTCAACACTTCAGCTTTATGCTGCGCTTTCACATTCAGGCATAGCCTGCGACTTCAAACTTCAGCTTTATGCTGCGCTTTCACATTCAGGCATAGCCTGCGACTTCTATTAAAAGCATTAACACTAATTTAAAAAATATGGATTGCTCCCATTAATTCCAGGGGGTAGTCCGTTATATATTCAGGAGATAGCTATGGCTAATATAGATGCGCCTAGAGGGCTGTGGCCTATAAGCCATCCAAGCGGCTGCCTTCGCAAGAATGTCTTTGGCAATTACATTATAGATGCTAATACTGCCGGTGCTCTGGCACAGGGAGACTTGGTGTCGGCGGAAGCCGGAGGCAATATAGAACTTGCTGCTGCCGATGATGGCATTATAGTCGTTGGCGTGTTTTGGGGGTGCAGGTATGTAGATGCTGATGGTGACATCCACTATAGCACCTATATTCCGGCAACCAAGACAGGCTTTACCCTCATGCAGGCAGATGTGTATGACGATCCTACGATAGAGTTTGGCATACAGGCTGATTCTGGAACGGCATTAACCGTTGCTTCGGTTTTTAATACGGCAAATCATGTTGCCGGCACATCAGATTCAACTAGGAAATTATCTGGTCATGAACTTGATTCAAGCGACGTAGGCACAGGAGCACAGCTGAAGATTCTTGGGCTTGTAGACACGCCGGATAATGATTGGGGTGAGCATGTGAAGTTAAGAGTGCTCATAAATGAGCATCTTCACAAAGCCGCTGTGGCTGGCGTATAGGAGGATAAAAAAATGGCAGTTGGACAAGCAGATTTCGGAGAAACCCTATGGCCAGGCATAAATCGGTGGTACGGACTTGATTATAAGCAATTTGATGAGCAGTACAAAGATCTTTTCGATGTATTGAGCTCTACAAGGGCTTATGAGGAAAGCCAGAGTCTAGCCGGTTTCGGGCAGATTCCCGTTAAGCCTCACGGAAAGAGTGTGGCTTATGCTGACCCCGCCCAGGGTTTCAAAAACAGGTTGATAAATATAACCTATGGTCTTGGATTTATAATCGAAAAAGAGCTTTATGACGATAACCAATATGAGCAGGTTGTCCGCAAGTTCCCTACTGCTCTTTCGAGAAGCGTTAAAAACACGGTCAATACCGTGGGCGCCCTTGTTTACGACAGGGCTTTTAATTCTTTGTATACCGGTGCTGACGGGCTAGAAATGTGCTCGGCGGTTCACCTTAAGAAACTCGGCGGTACGTGGTCAAATGAGCCTTCCGTAGCGGCAGACCTTGCGGAAGAGTCTTTGCGACAAGCGTTAATAGACATCGCTGATTTCCAGGATGATGCCGGTCTTAAAATGAACCTAAAGGCAATGAAACTAATTGTTGCCCCTGAGAATGATTTTAGAGCGTCAAAGCTTCTGGAGTCATCTCTGGAGACACAGTCGGCCAATAATGACATTAATCCTGCGAAAGGCAGAATGCCTTACGTGGTAAACAACTTTCTGACAAATACAAAATATTGGTTCATCAGAACCAGTTGTCAGGATTCGCTGGTTTTCTACTGGAGAGAGAAACCAGATTTTACAAGGGATAATGATTTTGATACCCGGAATGCCAAGTACAAAACTATCTACAGGATGGTTTGTGGATGGGATGATCCTCGTGGCATTTACGGCGTTCCAATGACTTAAGGAGGAATAACATGCCTGAGACAAATTATCCCGATGGCCTTACCTCCCGCGGAATGCCGGTTCCGGGCTGTGATTATGGGACAACCGGAAGTGTTTTCTATGTACATAGCGATGGGGGCGGACTAGGCACTTCTGTTAGCCCGTTCTCTACTATTGATTACGCTATCGGCAGGTGTACGGCCAATAAGGGGGATGTCATCCGTGTTATGGAGGGACACTCCGAGACCATTGTTGCCGCTGCTGGAATCGCCTGTGATGTTGCGGGAATTACAATAGTTGGGATGGGGAATGGCACGAATAGGCCGACCATCAACTTTACCACGGCAACAACGGCTGACCTTGATATTGATGCCGCAAATGTCAAAATTGAGAACATCTATTTTGACCTTACCGGGATAGATGCGGTGGCTGCTGCCATTGATGTTAATGCTGCCAACTTTACAATGAAGAACTGTGACTTCTTGATGGCTGACGGTACGGGGCAGGCGGCAATTGCCATTACAACTGCTGCCGCTGCGGCGTCTAGCAATATGAAGATTCTTGGCTGTAATTTCTTGGCCCCCAATGCGGGGGCGACATCGGCCATTCTGGTCACGGGAACACCTGACAATGTCGAGATTGGCTGGTGCAATATCAACGGGGATTTTAGCGATGCATGCATCCAGAATCCCACTGGTAACGTAGCAACCAACCTTTTCATTCATGACAACTTCCTGAAGAATGACCAAACAGGCGACCACGCTATTCAGCTTGTATCTGCCTGCACAGGATCGTTAGTGAGAAACATGTATCATAGTGATTTAGCACAGGGCACGGCTGCCGATACTGGCTCCTGCTTCTCTTTCGAGAATTATCATTGTGATGCTATTGACGTAAGTGGAATATTGGCTCCGGCTGCTACATAGAAAGGAGAGGGGGTGAAAGCCCCCTTTTTATATGTCTTATCCATTAAACAGATATGTGCCGGGCACATACAAGAGAGAATGCGATCGGTGCGGCTTTGATTATCTGCGCTCCCAACTTATGAAAGAAGAGCGTACAGGGTTAATTGTTTGTCCCAGATGTCATGACCCGTTGGAAAGGGATGACAGACCGATACATATTCCGAAGAAAAGACCTTTTAAGAGGGATTAAGAATGGCTCTTTCGGGTAGTTACGATTTTAACCTGACAAGGTCAGAGATAATAAAAAGCGCTCTTGAGAAGGTGGGGGTTCTTGAACCTAATGGCGCTCCCACATCCGAGCAGGACACCTCCGCCGCAAGAGACCTGGACTCAATGGTGAAGTCCTGGGAAGGTGAAGGGATAAACCTATGGAGTGTTGATTGGACAACACAGACGCTTTCTGCCTCAACGATTATTGTCGGGACGGATAGCAATGATTATGAATGTATAAGAAACCACACTTCAACCAATGACAACAAACCCATTACCGGAGCGGATTATACTTCATACTGGAAAGCAACCGGAGGAACCGGCGTCGGTGCTGCATGGGCTGTATCTACTGCTTACACCTCCATCTGCAATTATTCTCTAAACCAAAATATTATCGGAATAAAAGAAGCCTTCCTCAGAAGGGATGGTTACGACACCCCGCTGAACATCATGTCTGAAAGCGATTATATGGGGATGGGAACCAAGACCACCGAAGGCCAGCCAACAAACCTCTGGTTCAGAAGGCTTCACACACCAGAAATATTCTTATACCCGTATCCCGATACTGTCACAGATGTTGTTCACGTGACAGCCATAAGAAAGTCTCAAGACATGGACACGGCGTCAGATGATGCGGACTTTCTGTCGGGTTGGCTTGATGCCCTTGTATATGGTCTTGCGGCAAGACTTGCAGATACATATTCACTTCCGTTGGCAGAGAGACAGCAATTCTTTACTAAAGCAGAAATATTTAAAAACACAGCAAGAATGGGAACACAGGAAACGGGAGACCTGAACATATCCCCTGATTTGAGAGGTTATAGATAATGGCAGCAAGAGCGATACAAATATCTGAATTACTGTCAGGGTTTTTGGATGCCAACGGAGACCCTTATTCCGGCGGAACATTGACGGTATATGACGAAGGCACGCTGAACTTAACTACGATTTATACCGACGCAGCCATGGGCACTCCCGCTTCAAATCCTATTACTCTTGATACATATGGTTCGGTTGCCAATCCAGTCTTCTGCAATGACAATGTCAAGCTTGTGCTCAAGGATTCCCTTGGCAATACGATTAAAACATGGGATGAACTGACGTATGCAACCGGAAATCTATTCGCAGAACATTCATCTGCCGGGGTGCATCTTGTTCAGCCAGTGGCCTTCTCTGTCCATAGAAACAGTGTTAATCAGACCATTGCCGATTCGACATACACAAAGATTGAATGGACTACCGAAGATTTTGACACAAACAGCGACTATGACAACAGCGTTAACTATCGTTTTACACCAACTGTGGCAGGAAAATACGTCATCGTTGCTACGGTACAGTGGGATGCCCTTCCGGGGAATACCACAACGCTCCTGTATTTATATGAAAACGGGGCGATTGCCAATGCCATACAAAACGTTGCCTCTGAAGTACGTTCAAGCACTCCTGAGATATCGGTGGGAACAGACAGCGCTAGACCAGCAAGTTCTATTGCTGCCGTTGTAAGCGATGCAAATGGCTGGATTGTCCCCACTGCGGCAGATGGAGTTGACGACAGAGCCATAATCCCGCTATGCCTTCCGATAGGGGCTACCGTAACACGACTTGATATACACGGGCTTGCTGTTGTCGACGCTAATTATGGAACTGTAGCCGCTGATTTGCTGAGGCGTGATATTACAGGGGCTTCGTGGGATACGATGGCTACTGCCTCGTTTGATGGAAATGGCGCACAAGGAACGACAGGAAATGACACGTCAATAAGCAATGCGGTTGTAGCTACTGGATATGAATATTCGTTGCTTGTAAGGGTGCAAGTTCTGGCTGGTGGGGCAACAACAAACGCTAAGTTCTACGGAGCGAAAATAACTTTTACTACAACAAATGGCGGAGAAAGCCAGTCCATAGTAGCGGTTGTTGATGCCAATGGCTCAACGGACTATTTTGAAACGTTCGTATATCAAACGTCCGGCGCTAGCCAAGATATTCTTGGGACAAAAAGAGATTCATTCTTCATGGGGTACAGAGTAGGGTTCTCATAATGCCGAAAATTACAATCCCAAGAACCAATGATTTTAGAGAGGTTGATTCTTGGCGGAGGATTATATCCGACGGGGCAATGCAATCATCTTTTTTTGTTTATAAGTCCGCCGACCAGACTGGCATTGCTAGTGGTGTGTGGACACAGATAACATGGGACACAGAAGAATACGACACAAACAATGATTTCGCAAGCAGTATATTTACGCCGACAATAGCCGGGAAATATCTTTTTACCGCTGTTTTGGAGTTCTCGTCTCTAGGCGACAATGTCAATGTGTTGACGGGGCTTTATAAAAATGGAAGTCTTGTTCGAAGAGGCGTGGGGATAAGCGGGGGTGCCGCCACCTTTGCAGCGGCGCTTCTGTGTGCAGAAATAGAGGCAAACGGCACGGGAGATTATTTTGAGATATATGGCATACATTATCATGGTTCAGCAAGAGATGCCCGTGGAGGGCAGCCGTACTTCTGTAGTTTCGCAGGGCATAGAATACCTTTTTCTTAGGGAGTAAATTATGGCAGGATTATCCGGTTATGGTGGTAGGCTTTCCGCTGCACAGGCTGCTGGCAATACAGGTCTTTCCGGGCTGAGGCAGCAAAACCCGAAAACGCCGGGAAGTGTTCTCGACCCTGCAACACAAAGATGGAAACAGCCAACAGGCACTACGGGCTTTGCTGGCGCTCAACAATCCGGTAGGTACGGCGGAGGATATGGAGGAAACTACAATTATTATTTCCCCCAGGGCGACGCCTCTGCGTATTATTCTTCTTTATACCCACAAGGGAATGTTTCTGCTGTTCCTTCTGCATATCAGCCCACATATCCATATAACCCGCCGGAGATAAACAGGGCTATATATGCCGGGCTGGAGGGTAGCCAGGCAAGCCCGTATAACGCCCCCGTAACCATGGGACAAAACAACATAAATACCCTGGAAGACCTCTATGCTCAGAATGCGGCGGCAGACAGGGCGTTCAGACAGCAGAGCCTTGTCGCCAGGCGAGGAAGAATGTCAACGCTTCAGGCCGCTAGAAGGCGCCGGGGACAGCAAAGGAATGCTTCTTGGTACAGGGATATAGTCGGCGGGATAGGAGCACGATTTTACTAATGCCAACATCTAAAATCCCAATAAACGGACAGGCATATAAAAACGTTGATGCCGTGTCGCTAACAAATCACAGCGAGGCGTTAATAAATGGGTTTGTCGATGAGTCTGAGAGTACCCACAAAAGGCCGGGATTGCTGGAATGGGTTGACCTTGGTACAGACAAACCAATTGACGGACTGTTTTTTTGGGACAAAAAAGAACTTGTTATTGCCGTATCGAATGGCGTTATATTTAAAATAACGAGCGGGGCTGTTGTTACGGAAATAACGGGGGCAACCCTGAATGTTTCCGGCAGGGTGTCTTTTGCCGTACATGGCGATATCCTCGCAATGGCAAACGGCGGAAAGATTGTTACCACAGACGACACCACGACAACGGAAATGGCGGATGCCGATGCCCCGACAAGGGTTACGCACTTAGGGTTTATTGACCAATACTTGTTGGCAAATGATGCACTGACAGATACTTTCTATTTCTCTGATGTAGGCGATCCGTTGTCGTGGGATCCGCTTGAGTTTGCCACGGCGGAATTGCGTTCAGATAATATTAACGCCCTCTTCACAACGGCTTGGGGTGAAATATATCTGTGGGGAAGAAAATCTCTTGAGCCATGGATTAATGATGGCGTTAGTCCCTTTGTCCCCTTTCCCGGAGCACAAACAACAAGAGGGACAATAGCCCCATATTCTGTGGTGTTGGCAGGGCAGACATTCTATTATTTAGACCCCTCAAAACAAATAGTCAGGCTTGAGGGTAGGCAGGCTGTTCCAATATCAAATCCGTTCAGGAAAGTCTTTCAAGAACTGACCGTTATTGATGATGCAATGGCTGATTACATGGAAATAGAGGGCAGGGCATTCTATGTTATATCTTTCCCCACGGAGAAGCTTACATTTGCTTACGATGCGGACTTAGGTTCATGGGCGCAGTGGGGTTATTGGGATAGTTCAGTGCCGGAAAATACGCAGTGGCTTGCAAACTCGTATTGCCATGCGAATTTGTGGGGCTTCCATTTGGCCGGAGATAGAAGAGACAACGGGAAGATACACAAGCTCAGCAGAGCATACCAAGACGATTCAGGAGACCTGGTAAGATATTTCAGGAGAACGGGGCATATAGACCATGGGACACTAAATAAGAAGCGTTCAAACTTCATCAATATAAAACTAAAGCGGGGAACGGCAGCAGCCGGCAACTTGGCTTTCAGGTGGCGGGATGATGGCAAGAACCTCTGGAGTAACGAGCATCTAATAGGTCTTGGCAATATCGGCGAGACAGAGTTTATAAAAAGAATTAATGCCCGTGGGATATACAGAACAAGGCAATATGAATTTACGTTAACCGATGCTATACAATTAGTGTTGGTTGGTGCTGAAGAAAACATCGACGTATTAACTAGATAGGTGAAGATATGGCAGCAGGAGCAGCAGGATGGGGACAGGCAGCAGGCTCAACAATGAGCGGCATAGGCTCTATCATAGGCGCAGTATCAAGCCAGAGAGCGGCGGCTACTGCGGCGGGTTCGGCGTCAAGGGCTGCGGACAAAATAAGAAAGTTCTCTATTGAGGGCAGAGACCTCATGGCTAATTGGGTTATATCCGCAAGAAGCCACGTAGAAAATCTTACCGAACCTGTGAAAGAAATTCTTGACGCTCTGGTTGAGGACGGGCTTATAGATATCAAGGCGGGAACAGACCTTGCCGATGCAATATTGGGAGAAGCCCAAAAACAAAGCGAAGAATGGATCGATAAAGCCACAACCGATGCAAGTGCAGAGATAGACAGAGCGGAAGAGAGGGCCGGGAGAGCTTTGACCGATTCCGAAATGATGGCTATCTTCCAGACAAAGACCGCCGAGACAAGGGCTGCCGGGGCCATAGGAGACGCTCTTCAGAGAAGCGTCGAGTATCTCACGCCATATATGGAAGCTGGCAAAAAGGGATTAAGCCTCTTTGACACGATAGAGTCAGATGTAAAACTATCTCCGCTTTTTAAACTTCAGCAGGCAGAGGGTGAGAAGGCAATTGACAGAGCCTTTGCAAAGCGAGGATTGCGGGGTTCGGGAGCAAATATAAAAGCACTCAAAGATTTTAACGAAGAACTCACCGCAACGGAAACCGAAAGACAATATCAGAGAATATTCGAGAGAGGGCAAACACTGGCTGGCTATGGACTTGCAGCCACACAGTTAGGCGTAGGAGCCGAAACAGCCGCAGGAAAGTCCCTGGCCGACGTTTACTATGGAACAGGCGGAAGACTGGCGGGAATTGCCACTGGCGCAGGCACAGCACGGGCAGGACTAGCAGAAAGAGCAGGAGCCGAGAGAGCTGGAGTAAAAGAACGTTCAGGAAAGTATAAGGCGGGACTTGCATCTATTTATGGCCCGGCAAGAGCAGACCTTGCCAGGACAGGGAAACAGCAGGAGCTTGCATTAAAACAGGGAGCGGGGCAAACATATCTGGACTTCCTGACAAACCAGGCTACGTATATAGCCGGACTTGAAGAGAGAATGGGGCAAAACGTTGCCAGCATTACGGCGGGGGCGGGAGCACAAATGGCTCCGTATTCTACCGCCGCAGGATTAATAAGGGGCGCTTCTATCGCTGATATCGGAGCAATGACGGCAAAGGGCGTCTCCAGCCTTGGACAATATGCAAGCTCCCTGTTTCAGAATACGGGGACACAGGCTCCCGCACAAACAACTGTAGTCACACCCGAACCACAAGAGTGGGAATATCCTTATACAGAATACGGAGAAGTTTGACATGGCAGGATTAACAGACATTTCACAAGTTACCAGGCCAATGAGTGAGCGTATTGCCGGATATCAGCAGGTTGAGGAAACCGAAGCACGCCTTGGGGGTATGCGTAGAGCCGGCGGAACGCTACAGGGATATTTCGAACAGAAGATTGTCGAAGAGAAGCAATCCAAAATGAGCACTCTTGTAGATAGCATTCTGAAGATTGGCGGCACACCAATGCTGAAGCAGGCATGGCCTAAACTACAAAAGGCGTCACCGGATTATCTCGGCCAGATAGATTTTGAAAGCTTTGCCGCTCCCATAAGAGAGAAAGAAGAAAGAGCTTACGGGCTTAAAGAAAGAGAAATCGGAGCAAGAGAAACATCCGCAGCGGCTTCTATGCTGGGAGCGAAGACGGGAGAAAAGAAAGAGAAGAGGCTTAAAGGAGCCAAGCCGCCCGCTTCACAGGCCGACAAAGAATTGACAGAATTCGCCAAGCTACATACCCAATTTATGAGAGGGGAATCCGTGTCTCTTGAAGACACAACAAGGTATTCTGTTCTAAAGGATCGTGTATATAAGGGAAATCAATACTCCGTGACAGAAACAAAAGAGGGAGATGATATCGTTACGTATATCAGGAACAAGCTCACAAATAGAGTTGAAACCGTTGTCGCTCCGAGATGGCAAGACAAAGGCAAGACAGAGAAGACTCTCAGCCAAAAGGAGGAGGAATTTAACAGAATATTGGGCGTTCCTCCTTTAGAGAGAACAGACGAAGAGAAAAAATATATAGGAACATATATTAGACCAACAGCAGAGACGAGAGGCACCCAGAAAGAAAGAGACAGAAAAGAACTTGAGAAGCTATATGCCAAGGGTGCAAAAATTACGCCCGCAGAAATAGCAAGGCGCGGGATGTTAGAGACATCTGTTTTCCCCGGGGGAAGACTTGACGTAACAAAGGTAGAGAAAGGCGATAACATAATAACGCAGATAAGGGACAGGGTTACGGGAAGAATCAAGAAAGTCACGGCCCCAAGATGGGCAGACAAGGATACCCCCGAAGAAAAGCTGACCCAAACGGACAGAGACAGACAGGCTTATGTTGGCTTCCTTAAGAGAAAGAAGGCAGGAGACATATTGTCTTTTGACGACGAAGAGACCTTTAAGCTTTTGGAGAGCAGGTTCGCCAAGAAAGGAGGAAAGGGCAGGAGAGGCAGAACAAAAGGCGACATCCTGAAAGACATAACCGCCGTGTCTATGAAGATAAATAGCCTGAAACGCCTACAGGAAGGGACGAATATAACGCCTGAGATGATAGACAAGAACCCGATTCTAGCTCTCTTGGCAGACAGTAGCGGGAACTTTGACCCAGTAGAAAAGAATAGAACGCTGAACAAGCTAATAGACCAGCTCACGTTCCATGAAGGCGAATTGCCCAAACCTAAAGAACTTATGTCTGGCACATGGTATATGGAGAGAGCGGCGAGAATACTGGGAGACACCGCCACAAGAGAACAGATAATAGCTGAGGCGAAACGCTCGGCAGCAGATGACAAGCGAAGGATAGACGAATAATGCCCGCTACACTGGCAGAAGTAGAAAGAGAAATAGAGGAAGCGGCCAACAAAGACACGGGCTTGCTTGAGAATGTTTTTGCAGAAATAGACGCCGAAGCGGGTGTTCCCATGCAGGAAGAAAGCGCTATTGATTTTGAAGCCGAAGAGCCGGAAGATATTGGTCTGGACAGAGTAAATGTGGAGATAGAAGCGGCCTTTATAAAAGACTACGGGAATGTTCCCGTCCCTGCGCTGGGCGTCGAAGACAGGGACGAAAAAATATCTGCCGCGCCTGAATTAAATATATTCCAGAAAGCTTCCGACTTTCTTGATACAACATTCAGTTCGAGAGAAGCCAGAATTGCTGATGCTCAGATAAAGAAAGAAGCCCACGAAGCTGGAATGCCAAAAGAGAAATACATGAGGGGGGTTTATCCACAGGGGGAAATGTTCAGGAGAACGGATCGCTTGCTGAAAGGCGCTGCTGGTGGAGCTCTCGGAACGATTGAAGGGATGGCAGGTTCGGCGGAATGGCTGTCTGGCGGAGCTATAGGAAAAGACCTTGCAGACCAGGCGGCACAGTGGAGACAGGAATTAAGGCCGGAAGAGATTGACTTTTCAGATGAACTTGCTTCCGGTGTTGGTTCTATGGCTACGTTTTTCCTTCCTGGCCTGGGTGTTGGCAGAGGCATGAAAGCCCTGTCAACAATAGCCCCAAAGGTGGCGGCCTGGGCAGGCGTAGGGATGGCGGCTATTCCGGCAATAGAAGAAAGCCTTGTTGAGGCTGGTTCGGTATACAGAGACACAATGGCAAGAACTAAAGATATCGGACAGGCGGAGGTGGCGGCAACCAAAACATTCTTTATGAATTTGCCAGCAACATATATCACAAACAAATTAGGAGTCTTTTCTGAGACTGGCGGGACAATAAAGAAAGGGGTTGTTTCTGCTATTACCGAAAGCGCACAGGAATCTTCCCAAGAAATTATAAGCGATGTGGCACAAGGCAAGGATATTAATTGGGATAACGTGAAAACCTCTGCGTCTGTTGCCGCCGTTACCGGGGCGGCTTTCGGTGGTGGAGAGGCCATGTATCGCACGAACATAGAGCCATCTTCTGTAATCCCAGAGAACCAGGCGGAAGAATCCTTTGCCTTTGAAAATGTCGAAACAGAAGCCCGATACAAAGCCAGTAAGGGCGTGCCAGAAGAAACTTTTCTGGATAAAACCAAGCAGACGCTCGAAAACATAAAACACAAAACGCAGAGAGTTTATGAGCACCTTCCAAGAACAAAAGAATACGCGCAGCTAAAGACAGACTTGCTCAGACTTGAGAAACAAAAATCCGTTTCTTCTGATAAAGCCATAAGGGGAATGAAAGATATTACATCTGGTCTTGACAGCAAAAGCTATGATGTCTTTACCAGAAAAGTTATCGTTGACGATCTATATGAATCGTCACTTAAAGGACAAAAACTTCCTTTTGGGTTCACCGAGGAAACGATAACAAATGAGAAGGCCAGGGTTGAGGCCGAGGCGATGGCCTCTCCTGCTATACAAGAAGCTTTGGAGAAAAGAGAAGCGCTGAATACAGCCATAAAGACCGACTATCTGGCTGCCATGAAAGGCATCGGCACAGACGTGTCCTCTCGTTTCCAAAATGAGCATTATTTCCGACACCAGGTTTTAGAATACGTTAATGCAAAAGGTTTATATGGAACTGGCAAGAAGCTTAAGACGCCAACAGGGAGAGGATTCCTTAAGAAAAGAGAAGGAAGCACGCTTGATATAAATACAGATTATATTCAGGCTGAATACGAGGTTCTTTCTCAGATGATTCACGACACGGAAGTTGCCAAAACCATAAAAGCCGTTGATAAAAACTATAACAAAACCCAAGAGATAAAAGAAAGATACTTTGACAGCTTGCAGGGGCTAGCGGAGTCTCTTGGCATGAATGTACGAGAAATTAAAACGCCTGGAAGATTAAAAACAATGCTTGAAGAAACACAGCCAGGCATATTAAAGTCCGAAGGGTTAAGCAAGTGGGAGGACACAATCCCCGAAGGCTTCAAGAAGTGGCAGCCGAGAGAAGGAAATATGTTTTACCAAGCATATGCAATTCCCGAACAAATGGCGGAAGATTTAATGTCTGGAGCTTTACAGGAGGCCGGAGTTAAGGCCGAAGACGTGGACAAGGTCGTAGCCCTGGGAAGGAAGCGAAAAGAGCTTGTTGTTAAAGATGAAGTAGCCGACACGCTTGACAACCTGAAAATACCCCACTCGCAGAACATGCTTATCAATGCAGAGAAGAAAATAATAAAAGGCTGGAAGGTCTGGAGCCTGCACTCTCCGAGGCGATTCCCCAAATATTCCCTGCGGAATTTATCTGGCGATGTAGAGGCTGTGTTTGTTGGCAACCCGAAAGGATTTAAGAAAACTCCGAGGGCATTTAAAGAGCTATATGGCTTTTTCTACAAAGGAAAAGAAATGTCCCAAGATATGCAGGATTGGTTTGATATGGGGGGGATGCAGTCAACCTTTCAGGCACAGGAATTGGGAGAAGTTAATAAGCTTGACGAGTTTCTAATGCTTCAAGAGAAAAAAGGAATAACATCCAAGCATGTCTCTATGGAAGCTTGGAAGAAATATTGGAACACGACCAGAAAAGCCAACGATTTTAGAGAGGGCGTATTAAGGTATGGAAACTATTTAAGCTATAAAGAGCAAATAGAAACAAGTCCAGACAACATGCCGGATAACTTCGGAGCTTCTATGCCAGAAGAAATAACGGGAATACAGGATACCAAGCAGAAGGCATTTACACTTTCGAACGAACTGCTTGGAGCATATGACGAGATATCTGTAGCCGGAAAGGCCATGAGAGAGCATCTATATCCGTTTTGGAGTTGGAAAGAAGTCAACTTCAAGCGCTACATACAGATGGCAAAGAATGCCGCCGATAGCGCAGAGACAGCGGAAATGGTTGGGAGGAAAACCATAGGAACAGCGGCAAGTCCGTACAATGCCTATCGTACAGGGAAATTTTTGATAAGAGCATCTGCATTTTGGGCGGCACTGCAAGCTTATAATCACACAGTCTTTCCAGAGGAAGAGAAAGACTTGCCAGAAGAGAAGAAGGCCAGGCCACATATAATTTTAGGCAGAGACAAAGACGGAAAGGTGCTTTCATTTGACAGAGTAGGAATGCTTGGAGACTTCCTCGAATGGTTTGGGCTGGATGCCGCTCCCAAATATGTAGACCAGTGGGCAAGAGGGACAAAGACGCTAAAAGAGATAGCAATAGACATGTCGAAGTCTCCTGTGAATATATTTGCTCAGGGTGCAAGGCCAGTATTTAAAACAACGGGAGAGGTTGTTACAAGAAGGGCTTTGTTTCCAGATGTTTTCAACCCAAGAACAGTGAGAGACAGGGGATTACACATAGCCAGAAGTCTTGGCATGGAGCACGAATACAGGGCAATGGCAGGAAAACCCTCAAGAAGATACAAAGAAACCTTGCCGCTGGCCGTGATTTACAAGACAGACCCAGGGCAGGTGGCGTATTCAAATATATTTGAAGCTAAACAGGAATATCTAAAATCTATTGGGAAATATGGCGAGGGATTCTGGTTAACCCCAAAGGGAGACGCTTTATATAACTGGAAACTTGCCATAAGATATAAAGACAAGACAGCGGAAGCAAAATATTTAAAAGAATATATTAACGAGGGCGGAACAGCAAAAGGAGCAAAGATGGCTATAAAAAAGATGAACCCCGTGGCCGGGCTGTCGAAAGAAGATACCGCTTTGTTTCTCGGATCTCTTGACGAAGAAGGAAAAGAAGACCTGAACAAAGCCGCAGAGTTTTATTTTGAAGTCCTCTTGGGAGGGGAAAAATAATGGCTCCATACAAGAAAGGTCAAGCAAAAGTCCGCAAAGTAATGCGTGAATATAAACATGGCACGCTTAAGAGTTCTTCCGGCAACAAAGTAAAAAAGAGAAAACAGGCTG